CAGCTTCACCGCAGCGGTGTCGAGCAAGTTTCCGCCCGAGCGGGTCCAGCCGCAGAATCCGACTTGGTTTGACAGGCCAAACGCGCTGTCGTCGAAACGACGCAGCACGGTGGTGCCGGCTACGTCGCGGATCGTGTATTTCGAGAGGTCACCAAACGCGATCGACTTGGCGTTTGCGGCCATTACAGCGACGTCATCATTGATGGCGACCGGGAAGCCTAGAAGAGTATCGGGAGCGCCGGCCACAATGCTGGGCTGCCATATCGGGCGGCCTGTGGTGTCCTTAATCTTCGACACGACAGCGATCGACAGATCGTTCATCATGAAACGCGCGTTCTTGCGGTAGGCGCGGTTCACGGAATGCTTCAGGTCAACCAGATCGTCATAGATAACGGTCAAAGTCTGCCCGGTTGTGCCGGTCTTGCCGGTACTCGATTTCGGGATAACGCCATCAGGCAGGGTCGTGCCCGCGCCAGTCGTAAAGTGCGTGTTCTGGATACGGGCGATGCGGGTTGCCAGACGCTCAATGACATAGGCGACCACGTCAATTGCGCTGTCCTGGATAAGCTCCAAGGGAAGGGCAATCTTGTTCGACGTGTAATAAAACGGTTTAAGTCCGATGGTGCCAAACGTGATGTCGGCGGCGTTGACTGCCGTGTTCTGCCCAACGATTGCGCCGACATCCGCTGTGCCGTCCGAGGTCGGCCAGTTCATATCGACGCCTGTCGATGTCGTCAGGATGGTCGCAACCTCGCGCATACCTCCGAATGCCTTCAGCTTGTCGATCACCATGGCGGCCACTTCGGACGGGACGGTATAGCCGCCTTCCGTGGTAGTAGTGGTAGACATCGCGTTACGGATTGCTACGGCCTGCTCAGCGGTCACATTGTTACCGTGGCGCATATACAGCGCAACTGCTGTGAGCGCGTCAATCTCCCCGTCACCGCGCTTGCCGGCGTCCTTGCCGACGTTCTCGAAGAACTTGTCGGCCTCCAGTTCGCGCATGCGCTCCTCTGCCTTGATCTGGTTTTTGGCAAGCTCGATCTCATTGGCAAGATTGTCAAACTTGACCTGCTCTTCAGAGGTCCAAGTCTGATCGCCCTTTTCGGCAAGAATGTGTTTGGCCTGGGTAGCGAGGTTTGAAATCTTCTCGCGCAATGCTTGAATATTCGTCATTTCTTTCCTTCATAAAAAAAGCCACCCGAAGGCGGCTTATTTGCAAGGGCGACCGGCCCTCTTCGGTGTCACGCGCGAGAAGCGCTAAACAATCTGCAGCAGCCGCAACCGGTTCGCGTTCGCGATGGTCATGGCAGGATTAGTGTCGACTGGTTTTCCTTCGGGCTCTTCGGGCTTGAGCAGAGATTCAGGAACATTGGCAAACGCGGCAAGGTTCCATGTATTTTTGGCTTTAGCTGTGGGAGCAAGGCGGTCAACAAAACCATTTTCAATAGCCTCGGCTGCCGTGAACCACGTTTCAGCGTCCATCCATGCAATCACCTGTTCGGCATCTTTGCCTGTCTTGGTTGTGTAGTCATTGATGATTGCGCCCTCTACCTTCTCAAGCAGATCAGCAGTTTCGCGCATCGCTGTCTTGTCGCCCCAGACCATGCCGGAAGCGTTGTGTATCATGAAGAACGCGCCGTCTGACATCTCGACTTCATTGCAGGCTAGGGCAATGCTGGTCGCGGCGCTCGCGCACAGGCTGTCGATGTGGGCTATGGTCTTACCCTCGAATCGGTTGATCGCGGCCATGATGGCGCGGCCTTCAAACACGTCTCCGCCAGGGCTGTTGATGCAAACATGCAGGACTTGCGCGTCACTCGCGGCAGAGATTTGATCAATCACATCCTTAGCGCCGACGCCCCAATACGCATCGATCACGTCATAGATATAGATCGTTGCGTCGTTGCCATTGCGCACAAGATTGGCAGGCAGCCGCTCACGACCGACGTTATCACGCAGGAGTTGCAGGATTTTCATTTTGTACTCCGTTCGTTGTGCGCGGATCAAAGATTTCTGCGCAACTTCCGCCAAGCGGCTTCAAGCCTTTCGTTTTGCGGATTTCATCGACCATCATCCATCCCATACCGGTACCCGGTCCACCAAGGGCTGCCCGGTTATATTCAGCCTGCGCCTTGCTGTCGCCCTCAATCAAATCACCAAGGTCGAAGCGAACGAAACGCCCGGTATCGCGCGGGAAAAGTTTTCTGTTTAGCTCCTGCTCTAGCCGCTTGAGGTGCAAACGCAATGTGTGCATCACAAAGTCGCGCGCCTGCTGCTCATAACCAGCGCCCACAGCAGAACTACCGGTAGTCTGTCCAATCATGTGCGGCGGGACGCCAAATGCGCGAGCAATGTCCGCTACCTGGAACTGACGCGCTTCGAGCAATTGCGCATCTTCAGCCGATAAACTAATTTCTTTAGCGTCCAATCCCTCTGTAAGTACTAATGGGATCTTGTGAAAATTATCTACGCCAGAATATTTGCTGACGAAAGCGCTTTGAAGTTGCGCTTTCTGATCGTCGCTCATCTTGTTTGGCGCTTTAATTACAATCGATGGATGGGCGCCATTGGCAAAGAATTTGCCGCTGTATTCGTCCATAGCAAGGGCGTTGCCGACGGCCGCCTTCGCGCCATGCGCGATTACGCTCTTGGATTTCAGGCCATCGAAACCGTGGCCTGGGAAATGGAGAATGTCAGACGAGTGCAACCATGTCTGGATGCCGTATTCCGGCAGCGACACGTAATAGCGCACGCTTCCGTCACTCTGGCGTATTGGCGACACGCAGCCCCACGGCAAAGGCAGAAGTTCGCGGATACTGTTATTCAGCGCCCGACGAATCCAGGTGTACCCGTCACCACGCAGCAATTGCGCGCTGACTACGTTCTCCCAATGGCTGGTAGCGGTAAATTGAATGGAGGGCTGTTCGTTCAACTTGTACCAAAGATCGTCACGGGGCAGCCTTACCTCGTTTTCTCCATCCTGTCGCAGTATGTCGAGACGGAGCGTAGAGATGGTCCCGGCTATCTTTTGCACGCACGCAGACACCGCAGACACGCGCATAGCCGAGGTGGCATTCACCGGCATGCCAGCAGAGGATGGCGTTACGCCGAACGCCTCCATCACCGCGTCGTTATAGCTAACGTTCTCCACTTTTTGCGGACGTGACGACCCCCTCCACTCTCGTACAGCAGTGGAAATGGCTTGGAATAGGGTCACAGATCTACGAAACCTTGCGTAATGAATGATGTCACAGGGTTAAGCGACATCAATGTGACAGCGTTGAATGTCGCCATCAAGGGATCGATCTTTGCGGTGCCAGAAGCCTGTTTTGTGATCACGATTGCGTTTCCACGTGGTTCAACTTTCGCATTTCCGACACACCAATTCATTAACGGCTGCCCTGCATGCACCATGCCGCCTTCGGCTAGCTTGCGTTCGGCTGTCTTGATGGCGCCAGTCATCTTCCAGCCTTGGCTGATGCCGATGATCTTCTCTTGCGGGACTTCAGCCTCCACTAGCGCATCCAAAATTCCGCCCAGTCCGGCCGGGTCGCAACCAACCTTGTCCAGCAATCCGGATGCTTCACAGCGAGCGACAATCTCAGCAACCTCATACACGTCGTCGCCAATATCCTTGACCAGCGTCAGGTCGCCCTGCTTCGCAAAATCATGAAGCCGCGGCGCAATCTCCTTCCTGCGCTCTAGCACGGATGGATGCGCCCATGCATGGGTCCATAGTAGCCATTCTCGGGTCTCGGAGTCTCGCCCTATAACTGCCAACCCGAGCAAATCGTCAAGGCCGCCGCCGTCGATGCCGACATCAACAACCTCGGAGCGGTCAAGCACGTCGTCCAGCGTCAGACCTGGCTGCCCTTGTTGCTCCCAGAAGTCCGCGCCGGCCCACCGGTCGGAACGCAGATTGAGCCCGATCTCGACGTTGCCATGCTTAGCAAGGAAGCCACGCAGAGATTGCTCGCCGGCCAATTCTGCCTTGGTGAACTCGCGCTCAAGATACTCCGAGTCGACGGATACGCCGAAGTTTGGATTCACCATCGGCAGATTTTCGAGCTTCAGGTGCTCGCCAGACGCCACCATTTCAGGTGGATGCTCATACAGCACCGGCAAGAAATTCCTGTCTTCGATCTTGCCGTCGCGCACATCGCGCGCGTACTGCAAGTCCTGCCGAAAGATGCCTGCGGGCGGCTCATCAGACTGCGTGCTGAGCTTGATCAGCATACCCTCGGGGCGCGACGCAAGACCACCGGTCGCTTCTCGAAACATCGCTTCCGCGTTCAGCTTCTTCCCAAAAAGCCATTCCTCATCGATGAGTATCCAACTTGCTTTCTTGCCGCCGACCGTGTCGCTGTCTGCAGCTACCACCTTCAGCGTCGCGCCCATAGTCCGGTGCGTGATGGTACGAACGTGATCTTGGACGTGAAACAGTTCCGACAGCTCTTCGTCTACCTTGATCATGTCGCGCGCCGGCGCATAGGCGTTGTTCGCGATCTCGACCGTGGGCGCCAAGATGATCATTTCCGCAGACTGCCGCCAGTTCAGAATCAGGGCGGTCAGCATTATCCCGGCTGCAAGTGTCGATTTGCTGTTTTTCTTCGGGATCAGCATTAACGCTTCCCGGATCAGGCGTCGACCGCTCTCTGCATCGTAGGCACCGAAGATCGCCGCCACGAAGTCAAAAACCCACTGCTCGCAAGCCTCGCCGAAAGTCGGACTTCCTGGTGCGTCTACGATCCGAAGCTGCTTGAAAACCCGTAGCGCTTCTTGCGCCTGATCGTGAAAAATTGGCGCAGGCATGATTGATTGGCGCGCACGCAGCCGAGCCACCCAGTCAGGGCAGGCAGTCGTCCATTCCATGCGTTATCGTGTAACCAGCTTCAGTGGCGCAGGAGTCTGGGTAAATTTGCTCGCAGCCTTCTGTGCCTTGTCTGCCTGCTCTTCCTTTTTGCCGCCATCGGCTTTCTTCGTGTGCGTGTATTGCACAGCCGCTATGGCCGCNCGCACCTGCAAGGCGGTTGCCGGNACCNTTCCAAGCGCCACATCTTGCAGCATTTGCAGCATGTCGCAACTGTCAATCACTACCGGCGGCACTGGCGGCGGCGTTTCTTTCTTTTTGCGGCCCGCGTTATTTCG